TGTATAAACAGGTTGATGCACATTCCGCAAATTCCACGTTATAAATTTTTGTTGTGATGCAAAGTTTCTATTAAATGAACCATAAACAGGTACAGGCGAAACAGTAGATGTTAGTTGCGCTTGTATTGCTAAAGCATAATCACTAACATTATTTTGTCCAGCCATTATTAAACCTGTGTCGATGGATCATTGTGATAGCACAAAAATGTTACTTTCATCCGATCATTTGATTCTATTGCACTATCAATTCGCCAATCATGATTGCGCCAAATAATAGAATACAAATTTTGATTATCATACATATCGCGGGTATATGGCGTGAAATTAAAAGTTAAATTAATTAAGCCAGTATAAACTCGATATTTATCAGTAATTCTTAATTCGTTTTTTACTTCGCGAACTTCAGCTTTACTTTGAAATTTTAAAGTTTTTGTTGTTACCGTATCGCCATAAGCCGAAGTAGTAAACCCCAATGTATAAACTTGTGCTTCTTCGTATCTTGCTATTCCCATTTACATCACCAATGGTTTGTACGGACGCAATAAAGTATCAATACCAAGTGGTATGCGTTTCATATCTGTTGAAGTTACTTCACTACGATTATTATACAAATGCGTAAACCAAAGCAAACCAGCTTGTTTAATAACTGGATAAGTAGCAAATGGTGAAACAGCAAGCGTATAAGTAACTATTACAGGCGATGTCATTTGCGGATTAATGTCACTTGGCAAATCTGTGCAAATTACTTTGCGACCTGTTGGATCATAATAATACGCATTAGGAGAAACAGTAGTTAATACAGTAGGCGTTGAATCGTTGTAATACTTAACCGAATCAATTGTTACACCACCTTGCGAAGTTTCAGGCAAATCTAATGATAACGGCGAACCATATAAAGCAGAAGTGCCATAATAAGATTTGTATTGAACCGCAACAATTGGAGCACCTAAATAATCTTCAATTGCCATGCGAATGGCAAGTTCTAGAGATGTTAAATATGTATCCTGACTTGTGTCTGAATACAAATTTAATTGTTCTCGAATTTCGGAAAGTGTTAACCAACCCGTCGTAACATTACGATTAGTCTGCTCAAACCAATCATAATTAAAAGGGTTGCGCGTAGGCGCAAGCGCAACAAATCCTAATCCTGTTTCTTGAACTGACATAATGTTTAAGCAGTAGCAATTAAACGAACACCTGCAAATGGATCACGCACAGTCGATACCATACGCTTTTCAGCAAACATGGTTATAAAACCGGGCGCACTTTGTTCCATTGCTTGTACTGTCATTTCTTCAACATCAGCAATAGTTAAAAACTTTGACCAATCAGCAAGGTAAATTGAAATGTTACCTGTAGAAGTCCAAGGATCAAGGTAAGGGTTTGGAATTACTGACCAACCAAATACATTAACAACTGAACCGCCGTTATTTGTGCCTGTTTCCATAAAGTATGGAACATTGCCAGAAGAAACTGCTTTAGTTAAAACGTCAATCGCAGTTGGGTGCATCATCCATGCAGTTGTTGGTGAATTCCAATATTGACCCGGTAACGCTAAACGCATTTCGGATAATGTGGATTTACTTAAACCGCCAACTGTTGCGCCAACTGTGGCAATAGTATGCCGCCCATTAGTAATTGCTGTGCCGCTTGAGCCAAATGCAGATACAGCACCAGCCGCGCCGGGATAGCTATTCAGACCACGCAAGCCATAAATGCCGCCTGTGCTGGTTGTAGTGCTTCCTGATTGATCATTATTTAAACCCATTGACGCGCCTTCCAACTGCGCGAATTCCATCATCAAATCCTCAATGAGTTCGTTATTTAGTCCGTTTACATCCGATAAAACTGCTGTTCGAATCGGCATTTGCGCTGTAATTACTCGCGTAGGCAATTGCCAAATGCTTGTATTTATATTTGGCGAACCGCTATTAGGAGTAAAAACATAACCCCAAGGGTTTGTAGAATTAGCAGCATTACCTGTTTTCGCAACAAATTGAATGTCTGACATATTCGCAGTTTTAATTTGACGCGAACCCATGCGAAATGGGTTTGCATATCGAAACGCTGCAAATACATCATCGAAGAAAGTTTGACCACCAACACCCGACCCACTGCCTGTAAGCGCAGATGCTTCGCGCAAATCAATAGTGATTCTGTCGCCAGTTTCTAGCGTCTGCTTAATACTTGAGAGGATTTTTTCGTTGGCTTTCATTTTTTTCCATTCCTAAATTCAGCAAAAAACCCCGACAGCACACGCCATCGGGGAAGCCGCGCTATTAGGTTGATGTTCCTGTTGAACGATAACGCACACCAGCAAACGGATTGACAACCGAAGTCGCCAAACGCTTTTCACCAAAGAAAGTGATAAAGCCGGGTAGAGTTTGATCGTAACGACGCAGAACCATCGACAAACGATCAGCAATGGTATGGAAACGTGTCCAATCCGCAAAGTACATAGGATAAAGACTGTTTGTACCAGCCGCACCAGTAGTCAATTGTGATGGTGTGTCAAGATACTTATTGACGATAACATCAAAACCAAGCAACGTACCAACAATGCCATCAGTGCGAGCAAGACCATCAATATAGATTGGGCGTTTCTGATCATCAGTCAATCCACGAATCTGCTGTAGCAGAACCGGGTTAATCATAAATTTAGCGTCTGGTGTCCAGTATTCCTGTGGCAGCGAATAAACTAGATTCACAACATCTTTATATGTGATATTGCCAGCACCCACTGTATTAGCATTGGTTGTTAGCTGATCATACGTAGCCAACGAATGCAAACCTGATGTGCTACCTGTGCCGCTGTTACCAAATGCCGCAGTCGTTACAGAACCACCTGCATAAGTAGTTGCTTGACCTGCATATTGATCCAAACCACGCAAACCATCAGTGCCGCCGTAAGTGCCTGAAGTTTGATCGCTATTTTGAATCATCGACAATGCTTCAGCTTGCGAGAATTCCAGCAACATATCAGAAACAACATTTGCTTCTAAACCGTCGATGTCGTCAAGCGCAGCAGTACGAATTGGAAATTGTACATTCAAATCTTGCAGAACCAATTGCCAAATATTTGTGTTTTCAGTTGTTGCTGATCCGTTGTTTTGAATCGTATAGCCCCAACCAGCACCAGCATTACCAACTTTGGCGCGGAACTGATACGAAGAACCATCAGTTGCAACTTGACGCGAGATTTGACGCATTGGATTAGCAAGACGCAATGGAGCAAATACTGGATCGTAAGCTGTGCGACCACCTTGATTGTTACCGCCGCCTGTCAATGCTGATGCTTCCTTCATGTATGCATCATATTCGCCAGCATCTTCAAATAGTTTTACTTCCTTTTCCATGCGGGAATTAGATTTGTAAAATTGTGACAGTGATTCTTTCATGCGACGATTAACGTCAACTTGAATGCCTTTATTTGAACGAAGAATTTCAGGAGCACGAATTTGCGCAACTTTTGCTTCCAAAGCTGATACTTTTTCTGCAAATTCTGCTTTAGCAGCATCAACAGAAGTAGAAACTTCAGCCAGCTTTTCAGCGACCATAGTTTCAGTTTTTTCTTTCAGATTAGATTCAATGGAATCTAGTTTTTCAATAATTTTGTCCATGATAGTCCTTAGTTATTTAAGTCGAGATTCTAAAGCCTTGAGCAATTCGCGCTGCTCTAATGCCAATAGAAATTTAGCCGCATCCGAATCAGCATCACGCCTTTCGGTAGTCGGTTCGGCAGTTACAGGTTTAACATCACGTTTGCCTATTGCCTTGCCAATTACGGATGCAGCCTTTGTCGCATCCTTTCGATTAAACCCTACTTCACGTAGAGCTTTCTCAAATACTTTTAAATCCGCAGAACCATCATCGCGGAAAAATTCTAATTTATTGATGTTAGCCATTGGGTTATTTGGTTGCATTACGATTGACACTTCAGCCAATCCACCTTTAGTAATGCTGAAATAACCATCCTCATCCATTGAATCAACTGGACTGCCCATTTCATCAACCATTTGATATTCATCTGCATACGCACCAACAGAAACGCCTCCAACCATCATTGGCGATTCTTTCATGATCGTATATAGATCACGCCCGGTTGTTGTATTGGTATAAATTGCGCCGCGTCCGATCATGCCTTCATCAGTGAATTCAAATTCGTCCCACTGACCCACAGGCATTGATTGATCATTATGTTGAAAGTACATCGGCAATGGTCTGCCAGCCGCAGCAAACTCT